AGGTTTGCCCTTCGTAATCAAATCTTACACTAGGCATCAATTCTCTCCAAGTTCTGTACACCTGCAGCTAGACCTGACCCCCCTACAAGCTCTGCTATTATTTCTCTAGCCTTCTTCAAACGTATACTATGATCTGTCTGGAATGGAGCATTCTTCAGTCTTCCAGTACCCCAAGCAGCAACAAGTTCAGCAGCAGCACCATCAATATCATATTGAGCTATCGACATAATATCATTCCATATGCGCTCTTCTTTAGTCTTGCCTTCTTCCATGCCTAGTTGATGACCAGACAATACCGCTGCTTGCTCTGGCCCAACTAAAGGAGTTAATCTTTCATAGGCTTCTCTTGCATTCTTAGGCATGTTGCCTTCCTTATATACAGCCCTAACTACATCAGCAAAGTGTTTGCTTTCATTATACGCTTTGCTCTGCTCCATGATAGCCATGCCTCTCTCAAAAAACTTATCTGTTTTTCCACCTGCTGCAGCAATAAAGAACCCATATTTAAGCATCTTACTAAGGTTCTCCTTTCCTTCTGCTGCTAATGCTTCTTGTTGATCGGCAAAGTTAAGCATATCTGTCGGCGCACTCCAAGGCTCTTGAGTGGCATAAGCCTGTGCTGGTGCAACCATAGGCTCATCATCTCCAGCCATCATACCATAGCCTGTACCTAAAACTGATGCTCCAACACCTCCCGTAATAAACGGGTGACGACGAGCGTATCCAGCAGGAAGTGCTTTAGTTACAGCGGGGACTCCGGGATATGTCAAGGCAGGTGCAGTTTTCGTTCCGGCTGTGGTAACTATATATGGATTAGGCGTCTGTTTGGGCATTAATTTCCCTTCAATACCAGCTCCTGGTCCTCCCCTTGTTCTCCACCTTCTAATACCACCTGTGCCACCAGGCGTAGTTCCTGTAACCCTTGGATCTCTAACACCTCTTTTTAATTTATCAATAGGAGTGTATCTAGCATCATAAGGTTTTATCTTTTCTCTTATTATTTTGTCAACACCTGTGGCTGTCTTCCTTAAAGGAAGGTTCACTCCCCTTCCTCTCATTAGCCAAGGCCATGCGCCCCTCATTAACCAAGGTAATGCTGCTATTGGAGCTGCCATTAGTATTTCCTCACTGGTGAGTATGGGTCACTATTAAACATTCTAAACCTTCTATCTCTGTTTTCTTTTATTCTGTCATCTATACCTTTCATATAGTCTATTGTTCCACCCATCTTCTTTATAAGATTGCCTATGTTTAAAATAGTAGCAGGGTCTTGAATCCACCCTCTCGTAATAGGATGTTGTGGCATTGTTAGATTATATTTTCCACCCCATGTTTCACGAGGAGCGCTCTCTGAAGCCCTAACAACTTCTGGTGTAATAGGTCTTGGTTGACGAGCATAACCACTAGCTACCCCTCTAATTGTCTGGGGGGATCGTCTAGCAGGGTTTATATTCTCTCCAATACCAACAGGTTCTCCATAAGCGTCTACATTCTGCCCACCTGTTGCCTGTACTTGAGCTATTGCTGCTTGTGCTTCTGGTGATAGACCTTGAGGAAACATATGTTCTGGTATATCAAATGGGTTACGCTGATTCCTTGGTGGGGGTATCATCGATTGCCTAATTGGAGATCTATCCCGAGGAGCAGCAGATATCTTTATATTAGACTGATCTGGGTCTTTCCACTTCTTTACGAGGGTTCGGGTTCCGTCATTCTTTACAGTTAGAGTATTGTCTACCTCTGGCTGTCTCACCATAAGCCGTTGTCCACCCGGCTTATCAGCATAGCCACTCCATGCTTGACTAGCAGCAACTCTAGGTCTTGCGTCGAAGAGGGCTTGCCTTCTTAATGAGTCTGCTTGTTGTTTCTTTAACCATTCTAATGCATTCATGTTATCCACCAATAAGGTTTCTGTTGTTCCCAAGGCGCGAACTGACCCATCATGCTAGGCCATTGTCTTTGCCCACCACCGGCTACCACGGCTGGAGCCTGACCTATATCCTCACCTCTCATATTTTCCATCATGGACAGAAGGAATGCTTGCTCCCATTCGTCCATCTCTTTTTTCTCTTTTTCTCTTGGTGTCCCGCCTAAATAAGCGGGAACATCTTTTCTATCTATGCCTAATGCCTTTGCAACACTCCCCTGTGATGTGATGTCACGAGTAGGAAGACCACCAGCATCTTCTTCCCAAGCTCTAGCTTGATCTTGAGCAGCAAGTCTATCCTCTACTCTTCCCTGTAGCTCAGCTTCTCCTTCTCCTAATAATCTTGCTTCACGTTCTTCAGTGGTCTGCATAATATTGGCTCCTTGCGTAGCCAACCAATCCGCATATCTTTTTGCATCCTCTACAGTGTTGAACCAAGTATCCCCAACCCATTGACCTGCCCTTGACATAAGCCAAGGCGTATCAAAACCTCTAAAGTCCGCTGCCATAATAGCCCCCTATATTCCCATGATTGCTTTAGTTAATAAGGTTGACATTACTGCGTCACCCATATTTGTACCGCCCGGACCTCTGGCTGTAGTCATGCCACCGTAATCACCATGAACACCAGCAAGGTATGACTGCAATGCTTGCTGCGGTAATGCACTCTGGTACTCGTACCTAGCAATATCTCTATTAAGAGCTGCCTGATCCATAGCTCTCTGCTCTGAACCAAGCTGCGCTGCCTGACCATACACACCAAACGGAGAACTAAGCATTCCTGGGTACTGTCCTAATGCAGTTTGCGCCCCTTGTAACCCTTGTAAACCATAACCCATACCAAACTGTTGTTGGCCTATGCCCATCTGGGCTGCTGGCATACGACCTGCTTGTGCCTGTTGATATGCACCACCATATAATCCTGCTAAATTCTGAGCTAATGCTTTCTGCCCTGCACTGGCTACATTTGCTGCAAATATATCTCCTCTTGATCCACCGCCAGGTTGATAAGAGATTGTACCTTGCCTTACATTAGCTAAACCTTCAGCTACTTGATCTTCAAACTGTCCTCTGTATGCGTCAGCCATCATTCCAAAGTGACCACTGTCATAGTCTACATCTCCTCTAAGCATCTGAGAGTATTGATCGTCTTCAAATGGAAGATAAGTGGAATACTCATTACCAGGGCTACCCATAAGTGCTGATCTCTCTCCAATACCCATAAGATTCTGAGTGTAAGGTAGAATATCATCTAAATAAGAGGATTCAGACTGAGACATTAGCTCCCCTGCTCTACCACCCATACCGTAATCATATGCACTCTGCATTGCTTGCATCTCATTAGGATTAAAACCAATAAGTCCGGGAGCCACCTGATTTAGAGCTTGCGCTCCTTCGCTCATCGTTCCGGCTGTGCCATAAAATTCAGGGCTAAATAAATTATCACGATAAGCATCCTCTACCCTAGCCATACCTGTTCTCAAGTAAGGCTGTTGGGGTTCCCAAGGATCTGTGCGAGTATAAGTTGTTTGTGTTCCACCTGCCATAATCTATTCTCCTGGCGTAAGAAATCTTATATTGAAAAAACCTCTTTGGTCATGATAGGGATCTTCTACATATTTGTTATAAGACTCTAGTAAGTCTGGATACTGGTCTACATAATCTCCAAAGTCATCAGTAAATGTTCTTCCCTCTGCCCTACCGTAAGCATCCCAATGAGCCTTGCCCCACTTGTCCTTATCTGTTACTATATTTCCTTCAGCGCGGGATAGTATAGATGCAAAGTCGTCTCCAAGTGGTTTATTATATTGCTCTTCTAATGCTTTAAGTCTTTCTTCTTCTTCCTTTCTTGCTTGATAGGCTAACTGTTCATCTAACAGAGCTTGCCCAGCAAGCATGGATGCTTCGCTCTGTTCATTAACATCTGTATCGGGATCATCCCAAGTGCCAGCACCCATAGTTTGCAATGGTCCTGTGTATGGTAGTGTACCACTATTATTATAAGCATTCAATGCTCTTGAATATTGGTCATGGTCATAGTATCTATTACCCATGAAGTCCCATGTATTAGTACCTAACTCCACTGGATCTCCCCAAGGTGTTAAAGTTGTTGTTGTATCCCAAGGGCTAATTGATTGGTCAGGACCAGAGAATGTCTGCGTAGGATCTAGTGATGTTCCAGATAAAGGTCCGGTATTAGACCCAGAAGTATTACCAAGAAAAGATGGGTCAAGTCTAAAGGACGGATTTTTTATAAGAGGCGATATTGATCTAGGCATAAAGGTAATATTAGGTGGTATGAAGTCCAGCAAACTATCCACCTGACCTGTATAGTCTTGTAGGGTTAGTCCTGCTGGAACTCTTGATGGAGTCCATGTAGCCATTATTGAATCCTCTGTTTTAATTCTTTAGTTATAACCATGTATGAATGATTCCAATCCTTTAGTTTTCTAGCCATACCTTTCCTAGTCCACGCCTCTAATGCAGAGCAACCAGTTCTCAAAGCAAAACCTTCTACCATATCTAAGAACATGTACCACTTATCTAAACCACTGCCATCCTTTCCGCCTAGAGTAATAACTCTTAACACTCTCTTTCTTGGATAGGATATAACCTGTGTTATCATTGCTGCAATTGTCTCTCCATATTCCATAGCTACCCACAACTGCATGGCTCCATTAATCAACTGATCGTATACATCACTAGAGATTAACTCACCTTCAGAATGTTTTAAAGCGGAATCAATTAATGGCTCACACTCTTCCCATATAAAATCAATATCTTCATCACTTACTAATACAACCTTAACCGAGCTTGACCCAAGATCCTGGACTTCCTTTTTTGAAGTAGTAGACTCCTTCCCCGCTTCCAGGGTTCCAGTTTGTCCCGTCTGCGTATCTAACGTCACCTTCTCTTGGTCTTTCTGGTTCGGCATGTGTCCTCTCTAATCTGAATGTTGCTTGATTGTATATAATATCACCTACCCTCTGAAGCTCATTAATAAGGTAAATACCTAGATCTTCTGGATCTAATGGTAATGGCCCTGGTGTGTAATGAGTGACAGACTTTACCACCCTGTCTGAATATGTCCCCATTAGTAAGCCCTGCTTCCCCTGGTTCCTGCGTTCTTTATATCCAGAGAGTAACCATCAAGCCTCCAGGTCTGATCTCCTGTTGATTCAAACTTGACACCTATATATTTTCCTGTTACATTAAAGGATGCTTTAGATTGTGTGGCTGGGTTAAAAACTACTGGACCTTCCCATGTAATAGCTTGTTCTGTAGACATCTGATGCCCCACATATACATTAATAGTAGAGTCAGTAGATGCTGACATCATTGGATATACTGCGGTTACCCTCTTAACCATGCTCTGATTGGGTTGACCTTGGGCATCCAGGGTTAATCCTGTTCTCTGTATGTAACTGGTCATATCGGCTGTATCAGCCTTATTACCTGCATTGTCTCTGTATATCTTAGTATTAGTTGGAGAGGCCATGCTTAGACTTTTACCCGCTAAGTTAAAGTAAGATGTAGCAGCAGATTCATTCCAGTTTAAAGTATCTGTAGCCCATGTGGATGTTGCTGAGTTCCATGACCCTGGGGCTAGAGGATTACCCTCTGTACCAAATTCAATGAAACCAACGTTAGGTAGATCACGTAAAGTAAAAGTATTATTGCTCCAATTCCAAACAAGAGCCTTATCGCACTGGGCATTAGTAACATTACCTGACGATACATAACAGGCCCACATTTCCGTCTTATTGTAGTCAGCAGTAACAAAGCATTTCTCGAATTCATCTCCATTAATATCGTTAAATATAAAGTCTCTCATCTTATGAGGAAGGATAGACGTAAGCCTGTCACCAGTATTAATATACATATCTCCATATGCCATTACAAAGTGACCACCGTCAAACTCTCTTATACAGTTCTTAGCTAGAGCGCCAACATTAGGTGAGAGCTGTATAAATGAAAAGATAAAAGGATTCCCCACATAGCTCATCTTGTATGTAGAGTATTGTTTGTATATCATAAAGTCGCCACGTAAGGGCAACCCATCAACTATAATACCTTTACTGTCCTCTAAAGCATACTCGCCAGCATCGACTGTAGCCGAGGTTTCATCCCATGAGACAGGAACAGCTTGTGTTGCTGCTGCTGTAGACCACTTAACAAGGCTGGTATAAGGCACCGCTGACTTTGTTACATTCAGAGCAACCAAGAAAGACTTAAAGGCTCTTAATGACTTGCACTCTGTGCTGGCTGGCCAGTAAGTTAGGTCAGCCATCTTGGTAGCAACAGAAGGTATCCCGGCTGTTAATGCCCAAAACTGTGGGTCATCATAGCCATTGGTCATTACAAGTATACCACCTAATACTGTAGCTGTCCAGTTCTCCCTAGCTGTGGCATTATAATCACCGCTGGCTCTGGTAATGTCAGTCCATATCGTTCCGTTATGCACAGCTATCTTAGCTAACCCACCTACTATCCAGTAGTTAGCGCCACCTATCTCTAGGTTAGTAATAAAGTATGGTACTATAGGACATGAATCCATTACCTCTAAGTAGCCTGGACTCTTCTGTATTGCGTTATGCTCTGCCCTTATATTGTTTCCTTCTGTCCACGCATTAGGTGGCAGTTGCCAGGAATTTATATCCTTGACAATACCATGCTCACCTACATTAGTTACAGGAACTAGACTCATGCTTTTGGATATTTAGCCTTTATCTCTGCCACTTTTGTTTGCCATGCTTCCAATCCATTTTCAGCAATGAATTCCAATTGATCTTCTGGGGTACCATACTCACCCAGCCTTTTGTTTATTGCCTGTTGCGCTAACTCTTCTGCATTTCTTGGTGTTTCATCCCAGACTTGCGTCCATACTCCACTAACATTCAATGGGACACCCTCGCTTACATGATGGGCAGCTTCATCAGGCTTGGCAACTTCCGTTACTTCAACGATATTAAATGCTTCTCGAACATCTGCACGACTAAATGAATCTAAAGGAAAACTGACGTTTGGATTATCAGCCTTTAATCTGGGCATATCATACGGATACTGAACTACACTTCCATTTTCTATTCTTGCGTAAGTCATATTTATCTCCAACTTTTAAATTGATGGGTTCCCTGATGTGTAGTCTTCACGCTTAAATCGCAATACACTTTGATTCCCAATTTATTTCTAAACGTCCAACAGGTGCTAAAATCTTCTGGACGATATACTCCATCTTCCATAACCCCAATATAAAACACATCCCATGCTTTGGTTGACAACTTTTCTACATCGCCTCTGGAGAACGTTGGGGAATCCTCATAAGGCTTCGATATATCAATTAGAGCCTTTATTGCTTTCCGGCTAAACAATAGACAGGCATTACCGATATGCTCAATCTCTGCGATTGACCCTTCCTGAGAATAGATTTCCCCGATATTCAAAACAGGAGATCCATCAGGGTTGTATCCCTTCAATGCTACAGGTGCGCCGATTACATCTTTGCCACTTTTAATAAGTTTGCCGATACCACCCGGCTCTACTCCAGTATCTGCGTCCACGAACAGCAGATAGTCATATTCAGGATGAAGGTGGAAATAACTGACAATTGAATTTCGTGCTTTCTTTGTGACCTGATTACCAATTTGCATGAAGTCAACCTCTACTCCATGTTCCAAGCCGTCACGCAGAAGGTGAGCCATGGTATTAAAATAATCAATCGTCATTAAGCACCCATAGCAGGGTGTACCAACAAGTATTCTCACGCTACGTCACGCATCTCCGTGAACAAATACTCATCCTTCAATAGATCTTTTATACCGATTCTTGACATTACTGCGTGATGAGCGTCTTGGAATATTTCAGCACATTTATCCAAGAACTCATACAGGTGAGTCACTGATGGGTACTTTCCTTCTTCCGCCATCGCTTCCACTTCAGCTAGATAATTCTTAATTAAATTCTTAGCCGTTACCGGATGAATCCCAAACTGTTCGAGATATTCCAAAGTGCCCATATTCATACCACCCGTTACCAGCATATTCCTCAAGCAGTTTCTAAATGCCATACGAATATGATTAGATATTTCTTCTTTCTCGAAATCTAATTCATCCCAATTGTCTGGAATATTATGAGCTGCTTTTACCTCTTCATAAGTGTCTTGATACATTGCCAGCTCTTTTAGCGCAGCTTCAATGTAGGTTTTAGATCGATGCATACCATGCTCTATTTCATCAGCCTTTATTGTGGAGAGTTCGTCACCTTTCTCTCTTAACTTTTTTAGCTTGAATTTCTTTTTCCTAAGATCAAATGCGGATGATTCTAGTGCTGCTCTTTTGCGTTCAATTTGCGATAGTATCTGACGCAGCCTTCTATAAGGCGCATCGCACATCATAGTCAAAGTCATTAACTGTGATGTAGTTTGTGTCTTCCCCTTGCTGAAAGAGTTATTAGTACGATCCATCTCTTTCATGCGTTCTGAAATCTTAGCCAACTTCTTGTCATCTATGACAGCGAACTCTGTATTAAGTTCAAGCATAAGATTTTTACTGTTTGCTACTTGCAGCTCATTCTCCATATTTATTTAATTCCTGTTAAAACTAATTTAGTTTTATGGTTTGCGTTTCCAGCTGATCCGCTGGCAAACGAATTAAAAGATAAACTAACTCTATCAATATCAGACTCATTATCCCCTACGCCATGCCTTAAAGTAGATGGAAATATTACTAACG